CATCAAACCCGGAATCACCCAAGCAGGACGCTCCGAAACAGGCCGATCCAAGAACCCGTCAATCGTCCACACATCCCCCGGCACCTCAACCACATCCGACTTATGAATATCCAGCACCGCAGCATTCAACATGTCACCAAGCTCAGATGGATCACCGTCCTGCCCGTAAGACCGTTCCCCTATTTCCTTGCAAGCGCTAATCAGCTTCCTGTACGCAGCGCACTTCACAACCCTTGTCGCATACGCAGACACGTTTGACACGAACCCAGCGTTCGCCACCAATGACATAATCCCCGCAGCACCCCCATAAGCGCCTTCCCCCTCAGACAGCGTGAGCGCCCCCGTAAGCGTCGTAGCGTCCACAGGCTCCCCACGCCCATACATCCCCGCAATCGTCGCATACAGCACCCTCAGACGAGGCGTGTAGAGGTCTTCAGCGGAACACAGCGGCAATACCTCACCGATAGCCTCGTTATTCAAGATCATCGCACCAACAAGCGCTTCCTCAGCCTGCTCGTCATACGGCGGCGATTGTTCCTTCATGCTTCCAACTCCTTCAACCCGGACAACTTGCCCTGAACCAGCGCTTCATACGAACCCTTGAACCGTGATTGCCAACCAAACATCCCCGCAGACAAACCAGCACACGACTCAATGACCAGATCATGCACGACAGGACGGACGGGAACATGCCCCGAACCATTCACAAACCGCATCTGCTCCCGATAAGCCAACCAGCGCTCGGCACCAGCCAACGCCGCAGCTTCATCCGGCGCTCCAGTAGCAGCACGACACACAGCAGCCACAGACGGACGGAACTCCTCAGTCCTCAACATTGCCTGAACACCCATATTGGTTGGCCCAAACGGAAGACCCCTCAAACACTCCACATAGATCAACGCCATCTCAGGAGGGAACTTCTGCGACCACCCAAACTCCAACAACCGGACAACCTGCCCTGCCTCACCAAGGTTCATCCCTGCTCCTGAGCGTACAAAGCCATCACCTGATCCGTAGCCGACATCTTCCCGCGTTCCCCTCCAGCCTCAAAGATGTCCCTAAACCGCTCAACCCGCTCACCATCCCTGATCGCAACAAGCAGATCATCAAACTTCTTCCCATCAGGGTTATCCCCTGTATGCCACGCAGACAACGCAATCCCCCGTGCAGCAGCCACCAAGTCCTCCTCGGTGTAACCCTCGCGCAAACGGGCAGCAACAGCAGACCTCCGTTTCGCGTTCAACTTCACTTTCCCCGGTGCGCGCCCAGTCGCCAGCACCCACGCTTCCATCACCCGCTCCGCCGTCCCCGCGTTTTTCGTTATCTGCCCTGCGTCAACGAGTTGAAGTTCAGAACGAGGCGGTAAAGAAACGGATTCCGTTTCCGCGTTTTCTGTTTCGTTGACATAAGTCTTTATAGTCTTTTTATAGTCTTGACTCTTAGTACTGATAATAGGGCCTGAAAAACCGGAACCCGTTTCTCCGGCTCCGGTTATCCGGCGACGGGTTTCCAGTCCCCGGTCAATATGACTATCAGATAAGTCGTCGTCTGTTTCGACCAGTGGCCGCTCCCGAACCACAGCTTCATTCACCCAACGCCCATCCGGGCCACGATACTTTTCACGCGTGATATAGCCAGCTTCTTCAAGCTCCGCTAACGCAGCACGAACAGCATCACGACCCTCCTTGCATCGTTTACTGATCTCTATTGAGTTGATCCGCCAACCATCAGGCTTGTCCAAAAGCCACACGAGCAGCCCAGTGGCACGCAACGACAAGGCTTCATCGTTGATAGTCCGTGAGTCAATGACTGTGAACTGTTTGCGGTGTTCAACTCTGATCGTCACTTCAGTCCTTCCCTGCCGGACCCGAAGTGTGCAACCTTGACCAAGTGCTGTATGCTTGGACTCAGGAACTGACACGCCAAATGGGTATGGCGGAGGTGTCTTAGAAGAGTCGGGCGAGTACTAATCGTCCGGCTTCTTCGCGTATTGGGCTACCGACCCCATGAGTGTTTTGGACCCGGTAGCGGCAAGTGTACCAGATGGGTGTTCAGATTTCTTTCTCCACATAAACCACTCTGCCGTCAATGATGACGATGCCTTCTGGCAATATCGCATGATCCAGTATCGCCCCACGCAGATCAGCTCCGAATAGGCTTGCTCCGAATAGGTGTGCGTTCGTGAGGTTCGCTCTGCGTAGGTCGGCTCTGCGTAGGTCGGCGTTATGCAGGTTTGCGCAGATGAGGTCGGCTCCGATGAGGTTCGATCCGAATAGGTCGGCGTTTGTCAGGTTCGCTCCGAACAGAACGGCTCCCATTAGGTTTGTGTCGGATAGGTCTGCCCCGTAGAGGTTCACTCCGGTTAGGTCGGCTCGTTCCATGTTGCGGACTTCGTGTCCGATGATTGTGGTCATCCTTCGACCCATATTCTCCAGCAGAGCATTCCTACGCTTGCGATGTTTCCTACGATTGCGATTGCTATGTGAATCTCGGTCTGTGTCATACCCCTAGTATAGTCATATGAACTACAGAATCAAGTCAATATCAAACAAATATCAAGATTTCTTTCAGCACCAAACACCACACAACGGCTACCCTAAACATGTGGAACCACTCGTAGTAATCCCATCGGAACTACTTGCACTCGCAACAGACCACGAACGCGAGCAATACCGCCTATACCTAATCGACGCAGCAGTCACCACCGACGACTGGGAAACATGGCTACTCGGAATGGCCCCCGGCTACGCATCAGCCCCATTCGGTGACCACCACAAACAATTCTGGAACTGGGCATGGGAAGTAGAAACAGGTGAACGACCCCGACCGTTCGTCGCTATCTGGCCCCGAGGCGGCGCAAAGAGTACCAGCGCCGAGATGTGCGTCGTCGCTCTCGGCGCACGACAGAAACGCCACTACTGCCTATACGTCAGCGAAACACAAGATCAGGCAGACGACCACGTTGCCAACATCGCATCACTACTCGAAGACACCGAAATCGGATTCGCATACCCCGAACTAGGCGAACGAATGATGGGTAAGTTCGGATCAGCAAAAGGTTGGCGGCGCAACCGAATCCGAACCGGAACCGGGTTCACCGTTGACGCTGTAGGACTTGACTCAGCATCACGAGGCATCAAACTCGAAAACCTGCGACCCGACCTAATGGTCTTCGATGACATCGACAGCGAATCCGACGGGCCATCAGCCACAGACAAAAAGATCCGAACCATCACCCGCAAACTTCTCCCAGCGGGATCAAACGCTTGCGCTGTTATCGCCATCCAGAACAAGGTCCACGACAACTCCATCTTCGCACGACTCGCAGACGGACGAGCAGACTTTCTCCGTGACCGAATTGTGTCCGGGCCAATCCCATCAGTATGGAACCTTGAATGGGTAGAACAAGAAGGCTTGTTCAACATCGTCACAGGGCAAGCGGCATGGGAAGGCCAGCCACTCGAATCGTCACAAGCGCTCCTCAACGACATCGGACTAACAGCGTTCCTCGCAGAGTGCCAACACGCGACAGTCACGATGACCGGCGGGATGTTCGACCACATCAACTGGCCGAACCTTCATGTCACCGAAGCAGAACTACCAGTTATGAAACGCGTAGTCGTCTGGTTGGACCCTGCTGTCACCTCAAACGACCAATCAGACTGCCAAGGCATCCAATGCGATGGGCTGGGTTCCGACGGTTTGATCTACCGTCTTTGGTCATGGGAGGGGCGCACCACACCACTTGACGCTGTGATGCGTGGAATCAGAATCGCTCTTCAATGGAACGCCGACACGCTCGGAGTTGAATCCGACCAAGGCGGCGATACATGGCAAACGGTTTACCATCAGGCTTGCGAGAACTTGCGTGACGCAGGGGAACTTGAAGGATCAGCACCACGGTTCGCTTCAGCGAAAGCAGGCGCAGGGCATGGATCGAAGATGGCTCGTGCGCAACGGATGCTTGTCGATTACGAACGGAACCAGATCAGGCATCTCCTTGGCACACACCAAGTGTTAGAACTTGGACTCATGCGTTTCCCTAAGATCAAACCATACGATCTTGTTGACGCAGCGTACTGGGCGTGGGCGGACATCTCGAAGAAGACGAACAGGTCGAAGTCTCGTATCGGGTCTGCGGCTAACTCAACTATCGGTGCGTTCAACTTCAACTAAAAATGCAAGAAGCCCCTCCGTTGTGGAGGGGCTGAAGCCATCTTGCTGACTAACCGAGAAGGCAATACGTCCTTCTGTCGGCATCGGTTGATACCGCCAAATTTTTGCACCATTGGGGGTGCCTGCAACCGCCCTTGCAGGTGGGTTCCTATCTTCTGTCACCCGAGGTCTACAACCCTTGGAACACCGGAAGATTCGTTCAGCGGCGGGACTTTGTTTCAGGCGATATTCCCTGTGCTGCTTTTTGCCTGTACTGCTTGTTGATCGCAGAACCGTTGAGTTAGCAGGAAGAGCGGCGGGAGAGATGCACCAACAACGCGCCCATCTTCGCTTCACATCAGAAGCTCGTTACCTAGCCGGGAGGGGAGAGATGCACCAACAACGCTCCACCGGGTAGGGAATGGCTAACTGGCGGGAAGTATATCTTCCCGCTAACTCAACGGTCCTACGAATCAAGTTCTTAGAAGATGCTCTTGGACCGGCTACTTGCTTTCGTTCTTACTACTCCACGGATTGTGCGCACGCACCGCTTCACCTCAGAACTAGTTGCTTTCACCGTTCTCCGCATTCACTCGCGCTATGTCAACATCCATCCACCACCTTCATAAGCACATCTCTGTGTGCCGTAGGGCGCTTCACTTGGCGATCAGCCCGGTACTTCTGCGGTTCCAAGTTCATCATCTAAGAACTTGATTCCTGTACTTGAGAGTCTTTGGTGTGCGGACCCTAGCCGCCATGCTCCCCGGTCGTTCCGGTTCTTTAGGTTGTATTGCCTTACCCCCATAAAGATAGTCGATGCGACTACACATGTCAAGTCAATAATCAAGATTGTTTGATATTTCTTTTCGGCACCAACCCCAGCCTTCACGACTGGCACTGAATGACTGGTCAAGCTCCATTGGATGCCACACGCCCATTTCACCGTCAAGCTCAACGGTCCGGTAGGTCAACTTCCGGTGTGGACTCACCCTTCTGCTCTCCGCCAGTCGGCGGTGTTGCTCAAACTGCACCTGCTTTCTCTAGTTGGAATGATCTAAACGAATGTGTGGGGAATCCGGTTTTCCGGGCTACAGTCCAGCGGCGGTCTCTCCCTTGCGCACGACACGCGGGCTAGGTGCTTGTCTGCGGAATACCGGCCTAACCGGACTCCCCTTGAATCTTGAGTTGACGCTTGGATCGTTTGGGAGTGACCCGACGAACTCCGCATATCTCATCAAGATTCAGTACTTGACCGTTTCGCAATGAACAGCATTTCTGCTGTCGCCTAATGGCCGTCCGGTCAAGATCGCTTGGCATTGAATGCCTTATAGGTTACTCACGCTCCGGGTAATTAGTCCGTTTGAT